GTTAGAAGTACCTTATGGTATAACACCCGAAAACAAAGACCTTTGGGATGACTACATAAAAGAAGAGTTCCGAAGAAGAAGAGAAGGCATTTGGTTTATGAACAATGGTAAACCTGTTTACTTAACAGGTAATCATTACTTCGCATTACAGTGGTGTAAGATGTTAGACACCGGTGGGTACATGGACTATAGATATGCACAAATGAAAATGTTCTATCATTTAGAAGCTTGTGTTGTAGACGAAAGATGTTTGGGTCAACTATTTGTTAAGTCTAGACGTACAGGTTTTACATACATTGTGTTGTCTATAATGTTGAATGCTTCCACAGGTACTAGAAACAATAACTTCGGTATTACTTCTAAGTCTGACGCAGATGCTAAGAAAGCATTCTTGAAGTACAGATATATGCTTTTAAACTTACCTTTCTTTTTCTTACCGTTGATTAAAGGTAAACTCGATTCACCTAAAGAATTTGAATTCGCTAGTCCTTTAAATAACACAAAGGCTTCTAAGAAATCGAAGAAGATAAGTACAGATGAATATTTAAACAACCTTGTTGACTTTCAACCAACCAAAGATGACTCTTATGATGGACAAGCCATGTTCATGTATTTAGGAGATGAGGCAGGTAAATGGAAGAAACCTAATGATTACATTAATCACTTTGGTCAAGTTTCCCCTACAATGTTAGAAGGTGGTGAGGTTGTAGGTACAGCCTTTATTGGTTCTACAGTTGGAGCTATGGCTAAAGGTGGAGAACAGTTTGAAAAAATGTACATTGCTTCAGACGTGACAAAACGCAACCCTGTTACACAAATGACAGCATCAGGGCTATATAGTTATTTCTTACCTGCTCAAGATAACATGTCTTCTTACACAGATAAGTACGGATATTGTCATATAGAAAAACCAACAAAACCTACCAAAAACATTAAAGGTAAGATAATTAGGGTTGGTGCTTTAGAATATTTGATAGCACAAGAAGATGCCAAACGACAAGAAAGCGATAGAGCATTAAACGAACAATATAGAGCCTTCCCTAGAATTATAGAACATGCTTTCCGTGATGAATCAGGTGAAGGAGTGTTTAATAAAATCAAACTATACGAACAAATAGAAAACAATAAAAAATTAGGAGAGGAACAAAAGTATACAATAGGTAACTTTGATTGGAAAGATGGAATTAAAGATGGTGATGTAGAATTTTTCCCTAATCCTAACGGTAGATTCAAAGTGTCATGGATGCCTAGTGCTGCCACAGGCACTGCTCACTTACAAAATAGAATTAGAAAAGATGGAAACGGTAAGTTTTATCCACTCAATACAGAATGTGTTAGGTTTGGATGTGACCCGTTCTCATACAAGTCTACACACGGTAAAGGGTCAAAAGGGAGTATACATGGAAAAACCGTAACTTTGCCGGAGGGAGGTGCTCCTTCTAACAAGTTCGTTGTAGAATACATTGCTAGACCTTCTGACGAGACTATATTTTTTGAAGATGTTATAAAAGTTATTAAATTTTATGGTGCTCCAATATTGATAGAGTCTAACAGAATGGATTTGTTAAGACATATGTATAATAGAGGATATAGAGGTTTTGTAATGGATAGGTTAGACAGACCGAAATCTAAATTAAATCCACAAGAAAAAAAGTACGGTGGTCAAATGATGTCGGGTCAGGATATATTAGATTCTCACATGAATGCCATAGGTACATGGATACAAAACTATGTAGGCGTTTACAATGACGACAAAAGAATGATCAGACCTCTTGGTGAAATGGGGGACATGCCTTTTAATGAAACATTAACAGATTGGCTGAAGTTCGATCCTGACAAAAGGACAGAATATGATGCCACAATATCTAGTGGTTTATCAATAATGGCTTGTCAAAAAGAAAAATATCGTGGTAAACAGGTAACTAAACCAACGATTGATATTTCACAAATGTTACCTAAATTTAACAACAAAGGATCATATAGTAAAAAATTATAAACATGGCATTAAAGAAAAAAGAAGTTTTTTCGTTCACAGGTTTCCCTGATCAATTAGCTTCAGACGAAGAAAAAAAATTAGATAGCTTTGGGCTACAAATGGGTAAAGCCATAGAACAAGAATGGTTTTATAGACAAGGTAGTGGAAAATGTCCGTATTATGACAAACGAGACAAGTTTCACAAACTACGTATGTATGCTAGAGGAGAACAAGACACGAAGATTTATAAAGACTTAATGAATGGTGGAGAGAATCCATCATATGCCAACTATGACTTTAGACCACTTCAGATCATACCGAAGTTTGTAAAGCTGATAGTGAACCAAATGACAGAAAGACTTTTTGATGTCAAAGCAGAAGCTGTCGATAAGTTTTCTACAGACCTTAAGGACGATTATAAAAAACATTTAGAGAAAATGATATTGGCTAAACCTGCTCGTCAGAAAGCCAAAGAAATGTTAGGTGTGGATATAACTCCTCAAGATGGTAGCGAATACCCTGAGACCAAAGAAGAGGTTGATTTGTTCATGCAGTTAAAATATAAACCTGCCATTGAAATAGCAACAGAAGAAGCCATCAAGTTTACATTAGAATTAAACGACTACAAAGAAACACAAAGTAGAGTCATCGAAGACATTACTAGCATTGGTATGGGTGCCATAAAACACACCACAGATCCGTCAAAAGGAATTGTGGTTGATTATGTAGACCCTGCTTCTTTGGTACATGCTTATGCTACAAACAGAAACTTTAAAGATGTTCATTATTATGGCGAAGTGAAGAGAATAACAATCATGGAATTAATGAGGATTTCTAATGGTGCTTTCGATAAAGAAGAACTTAAAGAAATGACCACGGCTAGTAAAGATTGGTATGATTATCATGGTATCAATGGTGACGACACTCGCGATATCAATAATACTATGGTTGATGTATTGTTCTTCACTTTTAAGTCTACTAATACTCTGTCTTATAAGAAAAAGTATAATGACAACGGTGGTTTCAAAATGATAAAGAAAGAAAGTACCTTTAAAAAACCTAACGACAAATACGGTGGTTACGACGCTACTAAAAAAGTAATAGATGTTTGGTACGAAGGTGGTTTAGTATTAGGTACATCTAAGTTATTCAATTATAAATTGTGTGAAAACATGATTAGAAAAGAAGGATTTCTTAACATTACAGCACCTAATTACATTTGCTACGTACCTGAATTATATCAAAACAGATCTAAAAGTTTGGTAGAACGTATTATACCATACGTAGACCAAATGCAACAAATACATATCAAGTTACAACAATTAATCGCTAAAGCTAGACCGAATGGTATATACATTGATGTAGCAGGTCTTAATGAAATACAACTTGGTGACGGTAATGTATTGACACCATTAGAAGCTGTAAAGATTTATGACGAGACAGGTAACGTTTTAGGTACTTCTGTTACACAAGAAGGTGAATATAATTATGGAAGAGAACCAATCAAAGAACTTAAAAACGGAGTTGTTGACGGATTAGATCGTCTAATCAATGCTTACAATCACTACTTAAATTTAGTAAGAGATGCTATTGGTATCCCTCAAGGAGCAGATGCTAGTACACCTCATCCTGACATGGCTGTAGGAGTTCAACAACAATTAGCCATTAATTCAAATACTGCCACTAGACACATTTTAGATGGTGGTTTGAATATGACAGAACGTTTAGGTAAAGGTTTAATTCTACGACTGAAGGATATCTTCATGTATTCTGATTTAAGAAACGTGTACATAAATGCTATAGGTAAAATCAATATGAAGAACCTAGAAGCAATTAAAAAGTTACACTTACATGATTTAGGTATCAACATTCAATTGAAGCCGGACGTTGAAGAAAAACAATACTTAGAGAAGAATATTGATCAAGCATTAAGTAAAGAATCCATAACTGTAGATGATGCAATTGATATTAGGAATATTAGTAACATTAAGTTAGCTAACGAATTGTTGAAAACTCGTAGAATGAGAAGACTCAGAGAAAAACGAGAACATGAAAAAACCATGGAGAAAACAAGATCTGAAGGACAATTAAATGTTACCAAAGCAGCAGCTCAAGCTAAAGCTCAAGAAATTCAAATGAAAAAAGAAGCCGACATCGAAGTAATTAATGCTAAATCTCTTGCTAAAAAAGAAGAATTAGAGAAGGAAGCAGAAGTTAAGAGTGGTTTAATGAGACAAGAGTTTGATTTCAATATGCAGTTACAACAAGGTCAAGTGAAGGTAGACATGAGTAAAAGTAAGTACTTAGAAGACCGTAAAGACAAGAGGCAAGATCGAGGTAACACTCAGGATTCCAAGAAGATAGAGCAAAGAACGTTCAACAAACCTGCTCAAACATTTGAGTCTTCAGAAGACAACATATCAGGTAATATAGAACTAGGAGAAATGGAACCGAGTTAAAAAACGACTATAGTTAAAATTTATATATATTTGCATTATTATAAATAAAATCAATTACAATGGGACAATTAAGTATGAAATTTTCAGGAGAAGATGGAGACGCTAATCACGGATTAGATCTTTCTTCTTTAGAAAATAATCCAAATTATAAACCGGAACCAACAGAACCTGTAGAACCAACGGAACCAATAGAACCAATAGAACCAATAGAACCAACGGAGCCTACAGAACCTGTAGAACCAACAGAACCTGTAGAACCAACAGAGCCTGTAGAACCAACGGAACCTATAGAACCAACGGAGCCTACAGAACCTATAAATCCTGAACCAACGGAACCAACTGTTGTAACAGATGAACAAATCTTTAAAAACCTAAGCGAGAAGCTAGGTCGAGAAATCACAAGTTTCGAAGATTTAACACCTGCTCCAATTGAAATCGATCCTGACGTAAAGGCAATTAATGAATGGAAGGAGAAAACGGGTAGACCGTTAGAAGAATTCTTCAAGTATCAGAAAGATTACAAAGAAGTACCGGACTTAGAGATAGCAAGAGAGTTTCTGCAAATCGAATATCCCGAATTAACTTCAGATGAAATCGAATTAGAACTTGAACAATTTATCCCTGACGAAGCAGATTTAGATAACGAAGTAGCTAAAAAAAGAATAGCACTTAAAAAGTATGCCTCAAAAGGTAGAGCTAAGTTTGAAGAATTTAAGGTTGAATTAAGTAAACCTTCTGCGAACACGATGACTCCTGAAATTAGAACAAAAGTAGAGTTTGCCGAAAACATTCAAAAGCAAATACAAGACAACCAAAAGTCTACACAAGCTTATAATGAAGCAATCACACAAAAAGCTCTCTCTACTGAATCTTTAAAGTTGAAAGTGTCTGATGACATGGAATTAGACTTTAAAATCTCTGAACAAGAGAGAAAAGAAATACCTTCGTTTATCAACGATATGCCTCATTGGAAAAATGAGAAAGGAGAATGGAATCACGAAGCAGTAATTAAAGATGCAATCATAATTAAAAACTATGAAAAAATGCTTAAACTGGCTTACGAACAAGGTGTGAGTTCAGGAATCGAAAAACCACTGAAGGATGCTAAAAACACAACCCTCGGTGATAGAAAGACAATGAACTCAGACCAAGGACAAGGAAAGAAAAAACCTGTCATTGAGGACATCGACAGCATATTAGGTAAACAAGGATTACAACTAAAATTTGGAAATTAACTAATAACAAAAAATAATAAATAAGAAATGGCTTTACAATCAACCCCAACTTATAGCGTATCTCCTTCTAGTAAGAAAGTACCTTCTAAGACAAACTACATCTCTTTGTTTGATTACTCGAATCAATTTGATGCAGAGACTCACGAGAAAATCGCTAAGATTTATGGATCTCAGTCTGTGGCAGGTATGCTTTACATGCTAGGAGCAGAATCAGCTATGGCTTCTGACAAATTTATTTGGACAGAAGAAGGTAGACTACACACAGTTTACAATGACGTAACTCGTTCAACGAATACGTTCACAAAAGCAGGTCACGTATTTAGAGCAGGTGAAACAGTTCACTTATCTAACGGGACAGTAAAAAGACGTGGTATCATATCAGCAGTAACTACTGATACATTCACAGTTGAAGCATACAAGAGTGCAGGATTTACAGCATTAGGTGCTTCAGGAATTACAGCATTCATCGATGGTTCTGAATTCAAAAAAGGAACTAAAGGAATGGTAGGTTCTCTATCTACAGACTTCACGATCTTAGATAACAAACCAATTATCGAAAAAGATAACTTCGAAGTAAACGGTTCAGACGTTGCTCAAATCTCTTGGGTACAAACAGATGAAGGTGGATACTTATGGTTCTCACGAGACCAAGTAGACACAAGACGTAGATGGGAAGACCGTATGGAACTTTCTATGTTGAATGGTGAAACAGCCGACATAGGTTCTG